TATTACGCTATTTTACCTGTTTGTACGTATTCTACGAACAAAGTAATTTTACCTGCATCAACATTGTGATCATTGTTAAGAGTTAACAATAATTCAACATCTGCTGTTGTATGAAGTAATGTAGCATCTCGTGCTATACCCATATTCAATGCTGTTAAAGCACCTCCATCTAGAGCATAGTTATCTACTAATGTTGCACCGATACCTGCTGCATATTGAACAGTGTTAATTGCAACTGCTGCAATAAATGCTCCTGTCGCACCTGTGTACCCTAAAGCTGCTGTTGTTGAGTCATCCCCATCATCAGTAACTGCAGTTTCACAATATGTCCAAGCTCTAAGGATTAAAGCTCCTTCAGGTATGATTACCTTAGTATTTGCACTGTGAGATCCATTAGTAGCTAAAGTGCCACTAACACCTACATCCCAAACTGCAGCTACCATTACTGGTGTAGCTATATTATTTGCCATTTTTTCTAAATTTTTAAAAGATTAATATTATAGGTTAACGTGGCCAAATCCTGCACTTTGCAGATAAGGATTAAGTACACCTTCTAACGCTGAAGTTAATGCTGCAGTACCGCTATCAAAAGCAATATTTAGCTCGATAACATTATCAACACCATTGATCTGAGAATTAGAAGAACCATCTTTAGTAGCTGCAATATGATACATATCATATGAGTCACCTGTAACTGCAGTTTGAGTTGGAGTTACTGGACGTGATACACGATTGTAGTAACCGTAGTTAGCACCTCGTAGATCCTCTTCCATCTGCTTAACGTAGAATCCTCCACCATATCCAGCAGAAGCTAAAGTTCCTTGAGAAGATTGATTAGGAGCTGCGATAGTATAAGTACCACCATTAGCTGCTGCATCACCATTCTCAATTACAATATCAAATTGTGTTGCGTATTCAGCTACTTGACCATTTTGCATAGTCTCACCTTTATCCCAACCTACTAAAGTAATTACTGTAGATGCATCCCAAGCTACTGACTTTACAAACCAAGGTAGCTCATCAGATTGTGTAGCACTTAAAGAAGCACTGCCAGAGATACTATAATCAGCATACAGTGCTCCTGCAAAGTTATCACCAATCTCTGCTTGAGTATTAATACCAGTTGAATTAGTTATAACAGTATAACTTTTAGCATCTAAAGGAGATGTCTGTCCGTTTGTTCTATTAACAAGCTTAATTGTAACTTCTACATCAGCTGTATTAGTTGCTGCTGCCGAAACAGTAATTGTCGAACTCTGACTAACTGGTGCCGAGTAAGATTTACCACTCCAGTTAATTACATCTTTACCGTAAACCCAAGGGCTTACAATATCTCTTACGCCATTTCCTTGCACAATTCTAAATTGTGGGGAATCCGCTATTGTGTCTCCAGGCGCCATTGCGGTCGGTCCGGATGCACTTAATTTTTGGATTTCTACAGCCCCAGCGTCTAGAATACCTGCTGTGGTTCTAGCTACTGCTACTGCATTTCCAATAAGCAATTGTCTTGCCATATTTTCTAAATTTTATTAATTAATAAATAAACATTATTCATTTCTTGAGGCTTCTCCTACCGCAGTCTTGTACCTTGGATCGGAGATCTCTTCTAAAATGCTGCTAACTGCCATAGAAACAATCTCTTGATGAGTGTGCTCTGGCAATTCGCAGTCTACCCCCAAAGATAGGGATATTTCCATGGGCCTTCTTATGTACGTAATTTTTACCGTGTCTATTATAAATATATCACTTGTGTACACGTCGATGGCTCGGCCTCTAATTGTAGTAAGAGGCGCAGTGTGTTTTGTAGTATTAAATGGGTCTGTCAGAAGTTTAAATATATCATCTTGTTGAGAAAATTTATTTCCTGACATTATTCTATCTGATGTTGCATCATTAGGTACTCTTTTCTCTGAATAAGTTGAGTCCATAACAAGTGCTGGTGCGTAAACATCTGATGCACCATCATACCCTCTACCCATTGCTTGAGTCAACGCAGATATAGATGGATCAGGATTAAACCATGGCCACATTTCTACATCTACTACTACTATAAAGCTTCCAGGATAATTAAGGGTTTCATGTTCTTCCCAGTATATAGAAAATCCTGGCCCCCAATTATCAGAGTTTAAAATATTTTCTTTAACTGCTTCTATATCTGATGGATACACACTAGGTGTCCAAGGGTCTACAAATGTAGGACTCCAAATAGGAGCTTGTCCTAATGTTAAATCATTTACATCTTCTACCATTGAAATTTCTTCAACAAAAGCTGTAGAGTCTCCAGATGCATTATTACATACAAAAGAGTTTAAGCCGAGTACTATATATGATAAATCAACCGGATTCTCTAATCCGTATGCTATATGTTGACAATTGTTAATCCATAATCGTGAAAATTGATTAACTAAGTACATATAGTCAGAAGGTAATTGAAATGTATCTACAAATATATCAGCTTTAAGTTGCTCCTTAAATGTTACAGACGCTTCATACTCTGTAACAAGAGTACGTAAATCATCTATACGTTTCTGAGACTCTTCAAAACCTTTTCGATAAAGATTATTCTTACCGTACTTAAGATTAATAAATCGAGCTACATTTTTATTTAGCTCTATATCAATCTCTTCCGATAGTAAACTGTCAGCTTGGAGTGAATGGATTTTATCCACTCCTTGCTGTACAGCTATATGCATCTCAGTTACATTCATTATTACAACGCGAGCTCTTTAAGTTTAGCTCGTAATATAGTTAGTTTTCCAGAGTTCTTCTTGTCTTTCAAGTGAACTACAGTATCATCCATTGTGTCCCCAAGTACTTCATCAATAAAGATAACTTGGTTTCCAATCTTTCTTAAAACTCCTGCTGTGATCATTTCATCTATCTCAGCTTTTAGTTCTAAATTCTTATCCTTTGCAATCTTTAAAAATTTCTTTGGTTTAGAATCTTTTAGTTCATACAAACTATTTTCAATTTGCTCTGTAGTTAATCTATCAGGGTTAACATCTGACATAAGTCTTAATACTCGTGCCATATTCTTATCAGAAGAAGATAACTTAATAAACTCTCTATCTGCATCTTTTTTCAATTGGATTTGGTTATTCTTAACCTTATCGTCTCTAGTAAAATCCTGGATGTAAAAGCGTTTTGAAAAATTACTTATCATTTCTGCTTCAGTAAGCGCCACATGCGGGTGCTTAATTGCAAAACGATATTTAATATAATCCATTATGCTCAAAGGCACTCCATCATCATCTAAGCCAATCTCTAATTCTACACCTGTAAAAGTTACGGGGATAGTTAGGTTTGCCCAGAATTCTTTGGAATGTTTTGGCCAATCATTATGCTCGGGAGATACATCTAGTAGTTCCTGCATAAATTCTTTTTCCTCTTTAGGAGTAAATCCTTTTAGAGGTTGTCTGTTGACAAATACACTACTAAGTTTCATAGTAGCGTCTGCTCTTACCGCTTTCGGTAAGTGGTTTGATAACTCCTGTCTGCGGAGATAAACTTTTTTACTCATTTTCAGTTCTTTTAAATTAAATTATAGGGTGGAAAGAATAACTCTCCTATATGTAGAATGGAAAGGAGTGAGGAGCATAAGCTCCCCACAACCCCCATTATAAACCAATATATAGACTTGCGAAGAATCGCCGTGTTTATGATGCTGTACACGTAATGTCAAGAGAAGTATCAAAACGCTTAAGCGCAATACCTGCAGTCTTTAACATATGTACAGACGCACCGTCTACGTCAGACGCACGAGAAGATCCAGAATCGAATCCTCTTGGTACAACTGAACCAGCTACACACCATCTCATAGACTCACGACCTTTCTTATTGATCATTTGTAAGTTGTTCTGACCATCATAGTTTGATTGATCAACGAACACCATACGGTAAGACTCTAGAGAGTAACCTGTAACAGGGTGCTTCGCGCGAGCCTGAGCTACCGCACCATGGTCGAATAATGGTAATTTTACCACATTAACCACATGGCCGTCCACATGCTCGTACGATGTGAAGTACCCCGTAAGTCCTAAGTTACGTCCTGATCCAGTGATGAAACGATTCTCTCCACCCACTTTCCAAGTATTACCTCCAAAGTGATTTTTAAGAGCTTCATCAAATTCACGAGCTCCACCTGTACCTGTGTACAGAGTAACTTGCTTCTTAGAGGCATCTGTCATCTGGTAAAACAAATCGCCAATGATGTTCTTCAACTTAGTCTCTGTCATAGTAGAGTAAGAATCAGTATTCACGATCTGCTCGAGGAGACCAGGACCTACAATTACAGGTTGGCCATTCTCATCCTTCATATAGGTGTGACCGTTTGCATCATAAGACTTCTGACCATACCAGTAGTACATCTCACACTCTTCCTTAAAGTCGAGCATGTGTAAGTACTCCTCGTAATCCATCCACAACTTAGTAGTAGAACCACCTTTAGTTGGGAGAGAAAATTCTGCAACAAAGTCCTTAGCATTACCAGACATGTGGTAAGACTTACGAACTGTTGTTAGTTTGTTACGTACTAAACCTGGAGTCTCCCAATTAGAAGCATTTCCACGAGAGAAGTCAACTCCTACAGGAGCGTACATCTGTGCCCAAAGAGCTCCCGCAACACAATCAGCTGCCGCTACAACTGCTGTTGCTGCCGGATTAACTAATTGTAGTGTGTACTTCCATGAGGTCCCGCCAGCAACTTGCTGTGGTTCTTTCATAATACGTGCCTGAGTACCTGCTTGAGATACTAGTACATATGGGAAAACAAAGTGCTTGTCTGGAAATTCCAGCTCAAATGATGCACCTCCTAGTCCGATGCTAGACCCTGTTGGGCCAGCTGCTGCTACTGGACGAGTCCTCAATCTATGTGTTGCCACACGGTACTCATATTCCAGTCGATCGATAGACTTCACGTTTCCCACACCCTCAGTTAAGAATGATAAAGGAAAACGCTTATCATCTTTTCCTGATAAATGCGTAATGATTGGAGACAGTTCAGTAGGCTTTGATAACATCGCATTCGCTAGACTGTTCATATCAGTCATTTGCGAATCGTTGTAAAACGTCTTTTGGACGCTTATATTTGTTCCTTGATTAGCCATTTTCTATCTAAATTTTATATTTTATATGCAGTGTTATTGCCGAGTTAAAAGTTGAGATCTAAGCTATCCAAATCAATTGCACCTCCGCGTGGGCGGCGTGTAGCTTTCTTTGCACTTCTTATTTTCTCTTCGTTTTTCGAGATCTTGTCTCGGAGTGACTTAGCATTAGAAGTTTTTGCTTTAGTTTTGATGATGTCATCTAATTTGAATCCCTTAAACATAAGGTAATCTATAGCTAACTTCACTTCCATTTCAGCATTTCCATGATCTAAGTCTCTCTGTGTTTGACCCTCTCGAGTCACAGGGTTAGAGATATAGTTGAAAAATTTCGTCTTTTCTCTCTTTGGAACTGTGAGACCTGCAAACTCAGTTGAGTTTTCAATAGTATCATACACCCCATTCCAAAATTCTTTTTGCTTTTTATTATTTTCTGCCTGCTGAGTTTTTTGATTCTGTAGCATTCTTTCCCTAGTTTCACCTTGAGATTTAGCTAAAGCCTCTTGAGCTCGTGTAGCCTTATCAAATAATTTCCCACTGTCTTTATAATCTTCTAAGATTTCTTGGATAAAATCATCTTCATGGCCTTTAGCCTTAAAGTAATCACTAAGAACAGCTCGTTGACTTACAACATCCTCTTCTGAAACGTTCATTTTAGAGTAGTCGTTATTAGGATCGTAAGCCTTCATAAATTGTTGTGAATCTCCCCCAGAAAGTACATATTGTAAATGGTTCTTTACTAGTGGAAATTTTTCAAACAGTTGATCAAGTTGATCTTCTGCTATTTGCGATCCAACATCTTGAGTTAATTGAAGTAACCCTTCTGTAGTATCATCATATTCGTTTTCAGTATCGTAACCAAGTTTTTCAAGTATATCTCCTACAACGGTATTAGAAGTAGTTTCAGAATCTTGCTCATCTTTTTCAGATTGCTTAGGCTCTTCAATAAGATCCTCATCTTTATCGTCTTCTACATCTGTAGTAGGTTCATCTACAATTTCTTCTTTAGAAACTGTCTCTTCAATAACTTCGTCTTCTACTTCTAAACCAGCATCTACTGGTTCTGTAGTTACGCCCCCATCTAGGATGTCGTCGAACATAATGTCGTCGAGGGCTATTTTTTCAGTTGGGTCTATCATCTATCTATATATTATTACAAAATTAAATAAAATTATTTATTATACGTGGTTTAATGTGTTTTTAAGGATTGCTTTACTATATATCATTTACAGTTAAAAAATCCTCCCTTTTTACGAGTCTTTACTTCAACATCTTTAAAGAACCCGCCTTTCTTTTTGTTAATTGGAATCGTTATGCGGCCCTCAAGGCTTCCTCCTATTTTTTCTCCTCCTGGAGAATGGTGAGGTAGACGACCCCCAATACCAACTGTTCCAAAATTAGTAGGTATATTACTTATATTAACTCCTCCAAAATCGGAATGAATATTAATATTAGGATCTTGTGCTAGACTAGGAGTAGGGAGACGTAAATCTACAGGCAATTCTTTAACTCCTTTAGATTGATATTCTGAAGGTCTTTCTATAACAGTACCCACATCATCTCCCATAGGTAAATTACCAACTCCTGGAGGTACGCTTTTATACGATTGCACCAACTCACCTTGTCTACCATATTTATCTATATCAATTGGGGCCTGCATATTATTAGTATTAAAATCCCCTTGTGAATTAGGGAATACCATTGCATCAGGAAGTTGTTGAGGCGCTCGTCCACTAAGGCCCTGTTCCTGTGCCTGTGGAGTCTCAGCAACCTCAACGTTTTCCTGCTGCCCTTCTGGTGGAATTCCTTCCATCAAATCTGCAATGCTTCCTTTATAATCTTCTCTGACAGCTTGCTTCAGCAAATCCATCTGTTGTTGGTTATTTAGCATTGTTATTTTTAGTTTTAAAATTCTTATTCCAAAAATTAGAGGGCTCTACATATATAGGAATCTGATCCAGTTGTAGAACTTCTTTAGGAAAATTATGATCAATAGGCGTTAAAGGTAAACTCTTTATAAAGGGTATTTCTGGATTCTCTTTCAGAAGAAATCTTAATGCCTCGGCGTCTCCTTCAAAATTAGAAATCTCTTCTTCTATACTAGGAACTTTTCCCGTGTATCTATACGTCAGAGGATCTTCACCCCTTAAAAAATCACCTGACAGACCAAATTCGTCAATATACCCACCTTTAGCATTATATGCAGAAACAGTCCCATCATCACTTATGTCCTTTATAATTCCCGCATGATGAGGTCTATATTTGTATCCTTTACTCCTATCACGATAATCCACCATCGTCCGCCCAGCTTGCTGTATTACATCTCCAGGCCCGGCTTGATCAAAAGGTATTGATGTAAAACCTGACCTACCCGCTAATGATTCATTCATGAAATTTTCATTACCCGCGTATACTGGGATATTCGCCCCAGCTTCTTGGAATGCACCACATACACTACCTATGCACATTAAAGAGTCATTCATTGGTAGGGTATATGGCGCAGTAGCTGGGGGGCCATCCAAAGGGCTATTATCTTGAGAAGCAAACGTAAAAATATTGTTATTTTTACTTCTGCCTTCATTTGGAAATAACTTTCTAAGATCAG